CTTCAGGATCGCTACCAACACGACCTAATAGGATTACTTTATTTATCATCTAAGACTCCTTCTATATTATTAAGACAAGTTTGAGCGTTTCTCAAATGCCATCTTATATCAGCTTTATTAATTGTTAAAGCTCTATCAGTATTTTCTTGTGTTTTTACATCACTGTCTACGCCTTTGATAAAGGCAAACAACATATGAAATAAATCCATTTCACCTACTGTTTTATATTCTTTTTTACTGTTAGAATAATATTCAGCTTCTATTGGTGGTATTAATTTAGTTGGTATTTTATGACCTTGTAATACCAATGAATGTAATAAATCATTTACTGTCATTATTTCTCCTCTAAGTTATTAATTATTTCTGCATCAGAAATTACTTCTTGTATTTTAGTTACAATATCTACTGTTTTAAACATTTTTTCTTTAGAGTTTCCCCATTGATTCCAATATCCTTCTTCAGTATCACAACTAAATTTTACTTTAGAGTGTATATTATCATCTAATTCTATTGTTCCTGTAATATATATTCTTGTCATAGTTACTCCTTTTAGTTGCGTACAGGCAAGAGACAAGCCCAATAACTGACCTGCACGCTATCCCCAGTTATTAGGCGACTATGTAGTTTTAGTAACTTTGCTTGGATCTGATTTGCCAGAATATTTTTCTTCTAACTTTTGAACATATTTTGAATCATCAAATTTGCCCATAAATATATCAGAACAAAGTCCTAAGTGACTGAACGCTTTTGTTAATGCATCTGTCATAGCTTTCTTTGGTGCTTCGTCATCTAATGCACCAGTTTTTCTATACATTTTTAAAGGTGAACAAACCGGCCCATAGAAATCCCAAAAGCCTTCTTTGTTTTTATTAGTTGCTATTGATACTTCAGCAGCTACAACAGCAGTTTGATTACTGTCCATACCATGATATGTATAATCAACTCGGTATGTCCAACCAGTACCTACTGGACCAAACTCTTCTGTTATTTTCATAATCTGCCATTGTGGATCAATAGTAGTTATGTCACCAAAACCTTTATTGATGCGTTTAGTAAATCTAGGATCAGTTTCTTTTAAACTATCCCATACATTTCTTTTATCTGTCGTCATTGTACCTCCATACTTTTGTTGTACTACCAAAACTATTTATTCTTCTGTCACCAGAATCAATTATATATTTCAATAATTTAAGTTCGGTAAATCTTGGTCTAATAGATAATATACTTTCTGATAATATTTCTGCTGCTTCTTCTGGTGTAGCACCATAATTACCTTGTCGTTTTATTATCTTTAAACATTCTGTTCGCAAATTAGTAGATCGTGAATCAATCTTTCTTGCTGCCTCTTTGCTAGTTGAGTTTTCCTTGTAACCAGCCGTCAGAGGATATTTCTGTTCCAAAATGTCTTTCGATGTCATCTTCATTGTTTATTTTCTCCATAAGATCAAAGTCAATATATTCTGGTGGCTCTATATTATTCATTACATGAAACCAAAATAAGTGACAGGCGATTTCTAGTTTTCTTTGAAAAGGCTTATCCCTTTCAATAGTAAATATATTATAACCTAAGTTACCTCTTAACACAGATAGCACAGCTTTACTAAAACCTGTTACCATCATGTAGTGTTGCACTTGAGCATAATATTTATCTATAATGTTTTGATCTTTAACAAATGCATTAACGTGTTTAGCTTCAAACACTTTGCCTTTTGCTACTCCATCTAAACTACCATAGATGTAATCATATTGTGGGTGTGTAAATATATCACCTATATTAACAACCCTTTCTTTAGTAACTTCCTGATACCATCGTCTATTAAATTCTTCGGTAAATATTCCGAGTTGAACTGGCAATACACCTGAAAGGTCTTTTCTTTCGACTTTGCCAATTTTCTCAAGCCAAAGATCTTTCCATGTGCCTTCTGTAATACGAATTGCATCAGTACCTCCAATGCCTGTTGGTCTGTCTGGTTGTTTAAGTTTACCATTTCCTTTTCCCATCTAGTCAGAGCTCCTTTCTCTAATTTGTTGTCGTCTGTGTACATTTCGTTGATCTCGTTCCATATCCCTAGTCGATCTCCCATGATTGTACCTCCTCCATATATAATTTTCGATTGGTTTTACTTTACGATTATCAGCCACACGCTGACTCATATAATGTTTGATGAAGTATCTATACATATCACTTTCAAGATATTGTATAGCTAACACACAAACAAAATTTTGTAGACTACGTTTTCTATCTATATGGTCTTGATGTTTTGAGGGCAGTTTGATGTTCAATTTTTGTAATTGCTTCCCTAATGCTTTCAGCAGAGTTGTTGCCATATTCTTTCTCCAGTATGTTTGTTAAATACCAAATTGCTTTTAGTATATCTTGTTCTTTATTTTTTTTCCTATGTCTGCGAATATACTTTACAGCATTTCCTTCACAAAAATCTAAACCCCAAGCTCTTATTAATTCGGTTAGTTCTGGTTTATTGTTATGGTAATAACTAGGACTGGTCTTGTTGATTATCATTAACTATCCTTTCATACTTTTTTATTAATTTATTTATTTTAGTATCAGTATCTTCTACGCTATCATCTAAAGATACTATTACTGGTTTTAGTTCTTTTAATTCATCTATGAATGTTAGTATTTCAATCATTGTTTCCCCCATTGATTTAAATGACATTTACTACAATACCAATATGTACCATTGCCATATACCAAATCATCACCTTTGCAGCTACAGCCATCAGGTTGATTTTTTTCTTTATATATAATCTTGTTATGTGGCGTTAATGTGTCGAAGTGTGTTCCGACTTTAATTCGGTTTTTTTTGGTTTGATTTTTATATGACATTCTAACGCATTGGCCCAACAACAGAATAGAAATCCACTAGGTTTTCTTATACCTACTTCCCATTTTGATACTAAACCTCTAGCACAACCAATCATTTCATCAAGCCTTGATTGTGATAAACCTAGGGTTTTTCTGCGTTCTACAAATTGTGGTATAACTGTGTCAAAGAATATACCTAGTTCTTTATTAGACATATCTTTTAATATCTGAATATAGTTCGGTTTGTCAAGAAAAGCGCTGGGGAATACGTTAAGCTCTAACGCTTATTATATATTCCCCTATCTTCTACTATATACTTTTTTTGTCGGCAGTATAATACCTCTGAGTAGCTATCTCAGCTATAGTTCAGTAGAATGTTCTTAGTATTCACTAGCTTTCATTATAGTGAGTACTCTAACTGTTTGTTTTGGATCAGTTTTATCAGGACTATGAAAACTCATAGTATTATCAAAATAATCTATTTTCCAGTTATATCTTTCTTTCTTAAAGTTAAATGCACCAAAGTCTTTTTCACCCCATGGGTTATTATCTTTAGTAAAGTTTCCATAGTATTTAACAGAAGCAAATACTTTTTCTTTATCTTTAAGATTTAAACCATCTACGCCAGGTGTTAATACTATTTTGTTTCTAAGATTATGTTTTTTAAGCATATTACCAGTAAACATATCTTTGCGTAATTGATCATTAAGATCAGCTATTTTTCTAGTATATTGTACATCATCACTATTCATCTGTTGTTCCTCCAATAGATTTTCTTTCATGTTCATCTTCGAACTCTACTTTACTTAATCTTTCTTGTAGTTGTAATATAGCGTTCTCTAATTTAACTATGCTCTCACCTTGTTGTATAACAACATCTGATATCTTTTTAGTAAAAGCATAATGAACATCTTGTACTTTAGAATTAAGATCTTGTACTTTTTCAAAGTGTTCTAATCCAGTATATTTAGTCATTTGTTCTCCTTTGTTAATTCATGTTGAACATCATGTATGCTTGGGATTAATTCATGTTCTAGTTTTTCTTGTTTATTAGAATCCCATATGTCTACATTAGCTTCACCATACTTTTTGATAAATTCTTCTCTTGTAGATTCAGCTGCGTATTCGGTCATTTCTAATACCCAATTACCTATTTTACTCATCATTTCCTCGCTTGTATGTATATCATAGTAATACCTACTACTAATAATATGGTTATGTCTAAGATACCCATTATCTTAAACTATCTGTATATTCATTAATCATGTCAGTAATTTGATCATCTTCTTCCATACTGGTTACATAATTATAGTTTTCCATTAAGTCTTTAGCAACAGCTCCAGCTATTTCATTAGCTGTATCATACTCATAATGTTTAACTATTAGTTCTGATACAGTTTGATCAAAGTCAAAGTCAGCTTTCGGCTCTGTTTTAGGTGCAGCTGGTTTTGGTATAAAAGTATTTACATTGCCAAATATTTCACCAGTAGCTGGATCCCATATATTGCCATTATCATCTACATTAAATACTCTTTTCTTTAATTTAGATAATCCTTTGAGTTTGCGTTCCATAACATTTAATTCATAGATATCGCCCATAGTCTTTGCAAAGTCATCTGATAGTAATAGTCTATAATACCAGACACCTTTACGTTTAGCAGCTTTGTATACTTTACTGTTCAGTAATGTGCTGCCAATCCACATACCTGATCTCCATGTAGTTCTAATCATATTTACCTCTTTCGGTTACGGTTATATCATGGCTGTATGCCACTCAAATATGGTTATATTGTGCTATTATCACTTTATTTTACCATAAGAAACGCGAGCCGAAGGCTCGCGAAAATTTATAAAATCCCAACTATGCGTAAGCTGGGATTAATTCTGAAGATATAGTACCATCTTCATTATCTAAAGGTCTTTCTAGTTTACCATGGTTTTCATTATACCATTGTTTTGTTTTAGCTAATTCTTTGTCATGTATAGCTTTTTTTTTGTCATCTGACATATTGTCAAATCTCACAGGATTCTTAGCTTGATATGGTTGCCATACATCGCCAGTCTTTTCTTGAAAGTAATCAAGATGTGCTTTTAGTCTGTCATACAGTATATCAAACTGAAATTGTCTAGCAGTTAGTTGTTTTTCTAACTGAGCTAGTTGAACAGCGTCAA